CTATCTTCTTCATTATAGGATATGTAATTTCTGCGGATAAATAAGCTTCCGATAGTCACCCAGAGTCTTATCGTTGAAATATTCTCCATTATTCTGTATATCCAATACAGGAATTTGCTCATTTGTATCCAACAAATCCCCAATAGTATCAACATAAGCCTTCACATTCGCAAAGAAATTTGGTGCATCTTTTCTTGTGATATACACGGTTTGTGCGGTATGTCCTTTCTTAGGTTTGGGATTATGTATACGTATACCATTGAAATAACTCTTGTCTGGATCAATATACCCCGAGACAATAATCGGAGCATCATTACAAACCAAGTTTAGATAAATATGGAATTCGTCGTTCTTTGGTTCGTAGTGAGCGTGGATATATTTGAAAGCTAGATTGATGACCTCAGGGATATACTTGGTCGAACCAAATATTCGCTTTGATGTTGTTTTCTTTCTTTTCTTGCTAACCGGCATAGTAGACCTCCTTTAAATGATTTCGAAAAAAAAAAAAATAGGCGTATAGAGCACCGCTCCCTGTTTAACCGCCCGGAATCGCACCTGGTCTTACATATGCTAACAAAGTACCTATTTATAATCTGAAAAGGGGGCATGGATTTGAACCCGCGACCCTCCGCACGCATCTCGCAGTACGGCTGCTCTCCCAACTGAGCTACGCCCTTTTCATTATAGCATATGTAATTTCTGCGAAAAAGAAGGGATTTGTAATCCCTCAGTGTTATTGTAATGTTAGAAAGAATCTAATAATTTCCTCAGTTTCAGACTCCATTTCTTTTTGTCTGTTACTAATTCTATTTATTAAGTTCTTAACTTCTTCATCTTCAATTTCACTGATTTTTACAAATCCTAACTTTTCGTCATTTAAAATATTTTCCAACATATCGTATGTTTTACGAGCTAAAGCAGATCTAATATAAAGTTCTTTTGCGTCTATAGATTCTAAAATAGCTTTTAATTCATTCTCCAATCTTTTGAGTAGATTCTTATAGTACTCAACAATATACATATTGGCGTTTGAATTAACCAATGTGTAGTCTTGTCCAAGACTAATCATTTTACTCATTTCATTGTCGTCTAAATACAATGCTAATTTAATCATAGCGATTTGATTCATATTAACTGCAAATTTTTGTTCGTGTGACATAGTGATGTCCTCCTATAATAAAATTCTTTTCATTATAGGACTTGTAAAAAGTGCGAAAAAAAAAAGATGATGGAATTCCATCTTCTAAATAGCAGCATTCCAATTCGTATTATTCATATCATCTATAACCTCGGTCAATTTTGTACCGTATGATTCATAATGTTTATCCAAATAATATCTTATATTTTGGTATGTAGTATCTTTAGAATATGGTTCCGTAATCCTCTCTAAATTTAACATAGCGATAAATATTTCATCACCCATCTTTTCACTTCTCGTAGATGGTTTAATATATTCTTGTATATTATTATAAATAGGTTCCAAAATATCATAGAAAAATATTTCGTCGAATTCATTACGTCGTCCAAATGATTTATAATAAATTTCGGTTAATTTTTCTAATGAAATATTACCTACCGCATAACAATAATCCAATAAAGTATTAAACCCCATTTTACTATAAAATGATTTATTGTTCATAATATTTACCTTCCTTTCATTATGAGATATGGAATTAATGCGAATTTGAGATTAAAATCACTCCCGGGCAAATTTTGGAAATTCAAAAAAAGACGGAGCCATGTAGACTCCGTGGTTTTATTTGTTGATATAATCTCTATAAGCTTTTCTAGCTTTTCGATATTTGTGATCCATACCAATTTCGGTTAACTCGACTTGACGGTCATAAGCTTTGTCCCAGCGTTCTAATTTAGGACCATCATACTGAGGACGACGTTTATTAGTTATCTTATCTAACTTATCGTATTCTGCAAGATGTTCTTTCTTAACATGCTCGCGTATGTTAGGTCTAAAACGTGAGATACGTTCAATATTAAGGTCATTAATTTCATTTTTCATATCCCTAAGTTTCTCATATTCAGCTTTCTGACGTTGAAGGATTTCTTTAGACGGCGGAGTGAACGATTTTGTCTTTGCTCCGGTATGCCTTTGAACAGCATTCCATTCTACGGGATTATGTTTCTTTTGATAATTGTAGTCAAGAAGCAATCCCTTATGACTATTGTAGTATTTATCGTTTTCTTTATCCATCCACGATTTAACACGATTAGCCATTCTACGACCCCACTTCATTCCCTTAATACCGTGGTGTTCAATAATATCATCTGACGAGTTCATTGAAATATAGTTCATAATATTATCCTCTCAAAGAATTGGTTACGTCCTTAATCCGTCTACCATTAGCACCTCGTCTAGTTGTCCCTCCGCTCGAAAGATCCCTTAACAAATCATCAATTTGGTTAAATTGTTTGTCAATACGAGCATCTCGAGTGGAATCACTTTTAGTAATGTTATCAAATACTCGTTTCATTTCTTTGCCCGCGTATTCGTGTCGATTTCTAATAGTGTCTGCTGCAGCCTTTTTACTAGTGCTCAATCCAGCCCATCCTTTGTTTAAGTTGTTAATTTCCTCAGCGCGTTTACGGAATAAATCTTTAACGGATTCCCCACGTTTATGAAGAGCATCTAGACTTTTATCGTTTTTGTTCATTTCTTCCCATATACGTTTGTTACGTTCTTTACGGGCCAATTCTTCAACCGCCTGACGGGCTGCCTTAGTTTGTAAATGATTTAACCCTTTATAAGCTCCATATGCCGCTAAACCAGCAAGAGCTACCCCACCAACAATTTTAGCACCCGTTTTCAAACGTTTGTTTAAAACCATTTTTCTCTGGGCCATTTCACGAGCATGTCTAGGATGGTATCCTTTATTAATATACTTCTTAGTATAAAATTCTTTGGATTTTCGATGTCCCCATCGCATACCCTTAGTCCCAAAATGCTCTATGACATCATTAGAAGATTGAATTGAAATGTAATTAGACATTTTTATCTACCTCCCATTTTTTT